CCCCTTTGGGGGCGTTGCGTTACGCACGGTCGCCGTTGACGCGACGACTGTGCATACAGGGTAGAAGCGCTAACGTAGCGCGTTGTCCCTGAAGGCCTCGTAGGCTTGACTGCCATTCGAGAACCTATTATAGAAGTCACGATCATACAGACGTGACCCTATATGTCGTGTTACAACATTTGCAAGGTGTAACACGATTTTGGTCAATGGATCGCCCATGAGGACGCCATTGGTCATCGACACGCTTCGAATACCCAATCCCATCTCGGGACGGGGCGTGCCGTACGTGTTCAACACGCCCGTGGCGTGAAAGAACACTGTCCTGTCATTGAAACACGTTTTGTGTACAATGGCACGGAGGATCTTTGGTATGCCGCACTTGCGCATCCAAGACCCGCCTAGATCGGATGTGACGGATTGCCACATCTGATCAGTTGCCTCTTCATAGTCTGTTGATGACATGAATAGGTTATTGAAGGTGTCCGTCCGTTCGACGTACCCTTCATACGGGTTTTCTTCTCGGTAGTCCAAGTTGAAAACCATGTCCTTTACTTCGTCTGACATTAGACGACAGAAAAGGTTCCATCCGTGATTGGCCTTGCCCATCCCGGATGTACTGCTCCGTATCCCCTTTTCTAGAGGAGCAGAGCACAGTTTGTTTACAAGATCAAGTACGATCTTTAAACAAGCTCGAGCCTTGGTGACCGTTCTGGCCTTCCCTGGCTCCTTCACCATTGTAAGAAAAGCAGCAGTCAACTGCTCCAATGGTGTACGGAGAGTGTGGTCTAGCGCTAGCCAGAATACCGCCTCTCCCACGGATTGAAAATCCTGCACACACTTGTACAGTTCAATCCGTCCGGTTTCAAGATCCCTGACTGGGACTTGTTCACCGACCGGTAGTGACGCAAGGATTTCTCTTGCTGCCTCTATCGTTCCTCCTTCTCTTCGGGTCTTTTCCCAAGATGAGGAGGTACTCACCGTTACTCGCGCTTTTGTCGCGAGTCCGGTGAAGGCCTCTTGAGGTAAAGTATCTAATACTTCCTCAATGGCACCCCTCCGCAGTTGACGAGACGTCTCGTCTTCGGGGGGGTTTCTCCTACTAATGGTGGTTAAAAACTTCACCTTAGATTGGAGTAGGACAAGTGGTGGCGGAGTTCCGCACCCCCTTGTCTGTGACAGTATCCCGAAGATATACAATCTTCGTGGGCCTGTCGAGCCGTTTGCGCGTCGCCAGACGTTCGCAAACTGCCTGCACCAGTGAGGTACCTTGTCTAGGTCCTCCAGTGCTTGTTTAAGGGTCCCTCTGTGTGAGTGTTCCTTAAACCACTTCCTACTCTGCTTTAATTGCGAGTAGAAAGTTGTGACGGTTAGTGCCTCAGGTTTGAGGACGCCGTCAAGGAATTCATCAGTTAGTAGAACTGATATATTCCCAAGTGTGAACAGGTCAAATCTTTGCCATGTCCACACTTCTTCGGGATAACAGAGGTATCTCTGTGTAAATATCCCGTCGACGGTCTTCAACATCTCTATGAAACGTGAAGACCGAGCTCTTCGATCGCACTCGGTGCTTTCGAAGAGTTTCTCTACCACTGACTTTGGCATGTCAGGATCGGTAGAGCCACCTAAGAAACGGTTAATCCGATATCTTAGGCGACGAGCCCAAGCTTGGAAATGATTGGGCTCGTTACACATCTCACGGAGGCGGACGCCAAAGTGAGTGTGGTGGTAGATTACGTGTAATTTAACACTATGTCTACCGAGATCACCAAATCTACACTTAGATTTAGGTGATCCTGTCCATTCGGGTCCGAGGACCCTAGCGGGCAATGGATCCTGGAGACGTATTACGTCTCCGGACCATACGATGATCTCTGGGGTCTTCCCTAGAGTTTCACCGAGGCGATAACCTGCATGGATCTTCCATGGGTCATCGTATCGGATACGGTATCTGGCGGATTGCCTGAACCGTACCCTATGTCCCTGAGTGGTAGCGTCTATCACTTTAGGGACTTCCTCTGTCTCCGAACCGGAATGTTCGTGGTCAGAGTCTATCATGGCATCATCATCTTGATGTGCCATGTCAGCGATCCTTGAGGATTCCGTAAGGATATCCGCAAGGGTTCCGGAAGGACTGTACAGATTTTCTGTCAGCCTTCTTACTGTCAAGTCACGGGGAACGTCCCCTGCTTGACGGGAACTCTCCTGAAGTGTAAATCCACTCTTCAGTAGAGTTTCACGGTTAGCGCCCACACTGGCGCTACCCGCGTTCTTCAAAATCAGGCACGACGGTACCTGTTTTGTAGAAAGGTACTTTGTGCCCTCTGTATAGGGGCGCAAAGACTCTGGTACAATGGGCTTCGGGATCGAAGAATTGTACCAAAGGGGCAAATCGGACATAGCCGAAAACACCCCAGAATGGTTAAGTGGATCGTAAGATTCCATTTCACC